GGTGAGAAAGACCCTATTGTTGAATTTTCAGAACAATTGAAAGCAACGAAGGATAGGGAAGATTACAATCTCTCTAAAAAATTGACACCAAAGATGAGAACTTATGTTCCTATTTTGGTACGAGGCGAAGAATCAGAGGGTGTTAAATTTTGGGGCTTTGGTAAGCAGGTTTACCAAGAAATCCTTGCGTTCTTCGCAGACCCAGACTATGGTGATTTAACCGACCCGATGAGTGGTAGGGATATTACTGTAGAGTTCAAATCAGCCGCAGAGGTTGGTAAATCTTATCCTGAAACATTCATTAGGGTAAAGCCAAATACCACACCTATGACCGAAGATAAGAACATTGTTCAATTGGTCAAAAATCAGGCCGATTTATCAACCATTTTCAAAAGATATACTTATGATGAATTGAAGAATATGTTGGAAGTTTGGTTGGAAACGGGTGAGGTAAAAGAAGAAGCAAAAGCAGAACAACCTGCAGTTGTAGAATCCACACCAACAACACAAAAGGCAAGTTCAGTAAAAGAAGCATTTGACGACCTTTTTAACGATTAATCGGTATGAGTAAACCTAAAGTGGATATAGTTCGTGATGAACTATCTACCATCCTTGCTGATAATCTTAACAAGAAGTTCAAATCCCAGCACAAAGTAGCCTATTATTTAGATGGTTCAGAGCAGACACCCACCGACTTAGACGAGTGGGTGTCTACTGGCTCTGAAATGTTAGATTTGGCTATTTCAAACCGAACAAATGGTGGTTTGCCTGTTGGAAGAATTTGTGAAATTACGGGGTTGGAAGGTAGTGGTAAATCATTAGTAGCGGCTCACTCAATTGCGGATACGCAAAAGAGAGGTGGATTAGGTGTGTATATTGATACTGAAAACGCACTTAATCAGGAGTTTTTGGCAGCGATTGGTGTTGATTTGAAAAAGATGTTGTATGTTCCATTGGAGACGGTGGAAGATATTTTTGAAGCAATTGATTCAATTATTGATTCGGTAAGAAAATCCGATAAAAAGAAATTGGTTACAATTGTAGTGGATTCCGTAGCAGGTGCATCAACAAAGGTTGAGATTTCAGCTGATTATGACCAGGCGGGGTATGCAACTCAAAAAGCAATTATCATTTCAAAAGCAATGCGTAAAATCACCAACTTAATTGGTAGAGAAAGAATCACTCTTATTTTTACAAATCAGTTAAGGACGAGGATGGGGGTAAGTTTTGGCGACCCGTGGACAACCTCCGGTGGTAAAGCAATCGCATTCCATTCAAGTTGTAGAATTCGTTTGAAACAAATGGGTCAGTTGAAAGCAAAGGTTGGTGGTGTAGAACAGGTGATTGGTATTAAAACCCGAGCACAGGTTATTAAAAACCGAATGGGCCCACCACTCCGCTCAGTTGATTATGATATTTACTTTGATAGTGGTATTGATAATTTAGGTTCTTGGTTAGAAATGATGAAAACCTATAAGTTAGCCAATCAAAGTGGTGCATGGTATACTTGGGTAGATAAAGAAACTGGTGAAGAAATAAAGTTTCAAGCAAAGAATTTTCCCGATATTCTTCAGACTCGTCCTGATGTAAGGGAAAAAATCTACAACGAAATTTGTAATTCTTACATTCTTTCGTACAAAGAAGCATCCGATGAAGCAAATGTTGATAATATAGAACTATCTGATTTTGATGATTAAGAATTACAAAGATATGTTGAGTAAGTTGGGGCAAGAAAACCAACAAGTTACGAATCAAACCTTAAATGATAGGGTTCTTATCATTGATGGATTGAATATGTATATCCGAGTATTCGGAGCAGTCCCTGCACTCAACGATGATGGTGAGCACTGTGGTGGTATAACGGGTTTCCTGTTATCCACCGCAGCCACTATTAGAAATTTGAATCCATCCCGTGTCATCATTGTATTTGATGGTAAGGGTGGTTCGCATCGGAGAAAAAAAGTATATTCCGATTACAAAGGTGGTAGAACAGGTCTGACCCGATTGAATAGGTTGCAGGGATATGAAGATATAGAGGACCAACAATTATCTATGCGTAAGCAATTTATTCGTTTGTATGAGTATCTTCAGAATTTACCTGTAACTCTTTTACAAGTAGATTATGTAGAAGCAGATGATTTGATGGCTTGGATGGCTAACCACTATTTTAAAAATGAGGTGATATTATTATCATCCGATAAAGATTTTTTACAATTGGTGAATCATAGGATTAAAGTTTATTCGCCTGTAAAAAAAATAATGTATGATGAATCCCTTATCAAAGAAGAGTGGGGTGTAATACCTCAAAACCTTATTTGGTATAGAGTAATTATGGGCGATTCATCCGATAACATTAAAGGTGTGAATGGGATTGGTAAGAAAACTATTTTAGGTAAAATGGATTTCTTAAACGATGTGGAGTTAGATTACGATGGGTTTATTACCGGAATTAAAGAAAATTGCGATGATAAACTATCAAAAAAATTATTAGAATCAGTAAAAACTATAGAATTAAACTATGATTTGATGCAGTTAAAATTACCTGAAATATCAACATCAGTTATTTCAAATACGAGAGATATTTTAGATAATCATCATCCAAAGTTAAATTTATTGGAGTTTAAAAAAATGTTTATGTATGATAAATTATATACTGCTTTTGCGAATGTAGATTCGTGGTTACGAAATAGTTTTATGAGATTGGATAATCTTTTAAAAAATAATTTTGAAAAAACCAATTAAGGTTGTATATTAGTATCATATGGAAAAATTTGGAAGTAAATTTGGAACGGGGTTTCAAACTAAAATCTTATCCGCTCTTTTATCGGATATGCTTTTTAGTAGGCAGATATATGATATATTAAAGCCACAATATTTTGACTCAGAAGCATCAGAATGGTTGTGTAAAACGATTTTAGAGTACATAGATACATACGAATCCAAACCAACATTAGATGTCCTTAAAACGAAGATAAGCCCCATTGAGAGGGATATCTTGAAAACATCGGTGATAGATACCTTAAAGCAGGTTTGGCGGGATTTAGAATCGGATGATTTGGATTATGTAAAAGAAGAAACCTTAAACTTTTGCACCAATCAATCACTTAAACAGGCTATCTTAGATTCAATCCCACTTTTAGAGCAGGGTAAGTATGATAAGATAAAATCAACCATTGATACTGCTATGAAAGCAGGTCAACCAACGGATGTTGGGCATGAGTATAAAACAATGGTAAATCAAAGGTATGATGATTTAGTAAGAAATCCAATACCTACGGGGTGGGATGTTATAGATGAAATTGTACAGGGTGGATTTGGAACAGGGGAGTTAATAATATTTGCAGCACCGCCTGGCATTGGTAAATCCTGGTCATTGGTTAATGTTGCATCAAACGCTGTTAAGAATGGTAAGGTTGTGGTGTATTATACATTAGAACTTTCAGAAGCAATGATAGGTCAAAGGTTTGATTCCGTTTTTACGGGGATACCTATACCAAACCTAAAATACAATATGGAAGAGGTTGAGAGGGTAGTAGGTTCTTTGCGAGGTGATTTGATTATTAAAGGGTTTAATTCAGGTACTGCTGGTTTGAATACCTTAAAAGCCCACATAGATAGGATGATATTGCAGGGTAAGAAACCCGATGTAATTGTGGTTGATTATGCTGATTTGTTAAAGGGTTCTGCTAAAGAAAAAAGATATGAGGTTTTAGAAGAGTTGATAGTAGATTTAAGGGGTATGGCTGGGGAGTATAGTGTTCCATTATATACCGCGTCGCAGATTAATCGTGGAGGGGCGGAGCAAGATGTAATTACCGGAACATCAATTGCAGGTTCTTTTTCAAAATTGATGACTGCTGATTTTGTAGTTTCATTGAGTAGAAAAATTGATGATAAGTTAGCGGGGACGGGGAGATGGCATGTTATTAAAAACCGATTTGGGCCCGATGGAATGACATTCCCTTCAAAAGCTAATTTCTCAAATGGGCAAATTTTGATATACAATGATAATTCAGTAGATGGTCAAAACACTCAAAAAGAGATGAAAGATGGGGGAACTTTGGTAAGAAAAAATTTATTACAAAAATACAAAGATATGAAAGGTGATATTGGGTTTTAAAATGTATTTATATTTACACACAAAATTTTTAGGAGATTATTATGGGATTATTTGAAGAGAGAATACCGTTTAAACCATTTGAATACCCCGAATATTACAATGATGGGTGGCTTCCACAAATGCAGGCTTTTTGGTTACATACCGAAATACCAATGCAGGGGGATGTCAAAGATTGGAAAGAAAACTTAAAGAAGCATGAAAAAAACTTGGTAGGTAACATCCTATTGGGATTTGCTCAAACCGAATGCGCTGTTTCTGATTATTGGACGGGGATGGTTACAAAATGGTTTCCAAAACATGAGATACGGCAGATGGCTATGGCGTTTGGTTCACAAGAAACAATCCACGCAACCGCCTATTCATATCTTAACGAAACATTGGGTTTAGAAGATTTTGCTGCATTTATGTATGAGCCGGAAATCAAAGAAAAATTTGAATTCCTAACACAAGTATCAGCAGATTGGACACCTGAAGAGCTACGAACAAATCCAAAAGCGAGGGCAGAGGTAGGCCGTAGTTTGGCAATCTTTTCTGCGTTTGCAGAGGGAGTATCTTTATATTCATCATTCGCAGTTCTTTATTCGTTTCAAATGAGAAATTTACTTAAAGGGATTGGGCAGCAAATGAAATGGTCGGTAAGGGATGAATCATTACACTCAAAAATGGGATGTAAATTATTCAGACATATGTGCGAAGAATATCCTAACTTATTGGGTGAGGTAAAAAACGATATAGAAATTGCGGCAAGGTTGATGGTGGAGATGGAGCTCAAATTTATTGATAAGATGTTTGAGATGGGAAATTTAGAAAATCTAAAAGCAGAAAATTTAAAAGAGTTTATAAAGCAGAGGGGTAATGAAAAATTGGCAGAATTGGGTTATGAAGGTATCTTTGAATACGATAAAGTTAGTGCAAGTAATTTAGAATGGTTTTATCACCTTACGGGGGGTGTAACCCATACTGATTTCTTTGCTATAAGACCTACTGATTACAGCAAAGCAGGTGAGGGGGAAGATTGGGGAGATATATTTTAATTTAAGGATACGATGAATACGGCAGATAGAATAGCAGAAGAATTAGGTTGGGAAAAAGAAGTTGATTACCCTTCATGGGGTCATACTGAAGTTTACCTAAAAACAATATCAAAGGGGTATGTTTTAGCAGGAGAGAAACCCAAAGATGCGTATTGGCGGGTATGTACTGCGGTAGCACGAAGATTGGATAAACCACAACTTGCTTCCAAGTTTTTTGATTATATATGGCGTGGTTGGTTAAACCTTGCTACACCCGTCTTATCAAACACAGGAACGGATAGGGGATTACCTATTTCCTGCTTTGGTATTGATGTGGGTGATTCTATCCAAGAAATTGGGCAGAAGAATTTGGAGATGATGTTACTTGCGAAGCATGGTGGTGGTGTTGGTATTGGTATCAATATGATAAGACCTGCGGGGAGTAAAATCACCGGAAATGGGACATCGGATGGTATTGTTCCATTTTGTAAGATATTTGATTCTACAATCCTTGCAACAAATCAGGGAGCGGTTCGTAGGGGGGCAGCATCCGTTAATTTGAATATTGAGCATAAAGATTTTGAAGATTGGTTGGAAATTAGAGAACCAAAGGGGGATGTTAATCGCCAGTCGCTTAATCTTCACCAATGCGCAATTGTTGGTGATAAGTTCATGCGTAAATTAGAAGATGGTGATGAAGAAGCAAGAAGAAAGTGGAGTAAGTTATTGCAGAAGAGAAAAGCAACGGGTGAACCTTATATTATGTATAAGGGAAATGTAAACAAACAAAACCCAGAAGCGTATAGAAAGAATGGGTTAAAAGTGTTTATGACCAATATTTGTTCTGAAATCGCTTTACACACCGATGAATCACATTCGTTTGTATGTTGTTTATCATCACTCAATCTTGCAAAGTACGATGAGTGGAAAGATACTGATTTGATTTATACTGCTATCTGGTTTTTGGATGGAGTATTAGAAGAGTTCATTCAGAAAGCAAAGAATATGAGGGGATTTGAAAACTCAGTTCGTTCTGCTGAAAAAGGGAGAGCATTGGGCTTGGGTGTTCTTGGGTGGCATACTTACTTACAACAAAGGGGTATTTCATTTGAAGGATTACCTGCTCAATTTGAAACGAGGAAGATATTCTCACAAATAAAGATTGAAAGTGAAAGAGCAAGTAGGGATTTAGCAAAAGAATATGGTGAACCCTTATGGTGTGTTGGAACTGAAATGCGAAACACTCATTTGAGGGCAATTGCACCAACGGTATCCAACTCAAAGTTGAGTGGTAATATCTCACCAGGTATTGAACCTTGGGCAGCGAATGTGTTTACGGAGCAAACGGCGAAGGGAACATTCATTCGTAAAAACCCGGAGTTAGAAAAGGTTCTTCGTAAGATTGGAATTAACAATAAGGAAACTTGGGATAAGATTTTAGAAGATGGTGGTTCGGTTCAAGGGATTGATGAATTGGAAAAGTGGGGATTTTTGGGAAATAAACTAATGAACATTCAGGAGATTCCCGAAACAGCAATCCAAAATAAAGAAATTGATTGGGTAAAAGATGTATATAAAACATTCAAAGAAATCAATCAATTAGAATTAATAAAGCAAGCTGGGATTAGGCAACAATATATTGACCAAGCCGTATCTCTAAATCTTGCGTTTCCATCTCAAGCGCCTCCAAAATGGATAAATCAAGTTCATTTGGAAGCTTGGAAAGAAGGGATTAAAACCTTATATTATATGAGAACCGAATCGGTATTAAGGGGTGATATTGCAGCAAAAGCAACTGACCCCGATTGTATAAGTTGTGATGGTTAATAAATTAAAAAGGATTAAAAATGGTAGAATATTGGTATTTTAGCGCAAAGTGGTGCGCACCGTGTAAACAATTAGCTCCTATTATGGAAGAGGTATCTAAAACTATACCTGTAAAAAAGATTGATGTAGATTCGGAATCCGAATTAGCAAACTCCTATGGAATTAGAAGCGTTCCAACTGTAATTTTAATGAAAGATGGTTCGGAGTTCAAAAGGATTATCGGAATAAAATCTTTAGGAGAATATTTGGCACTTTAAAAATTATTTTGTATATTTGTATAGTTATGAAAAAGCAATTAGAACAGGTGAAGCAATTTCACGAGGTATATCATCAAAAGTATTACAAAAGTCCAACAGCTCAATCAGATGAAATTTGTGATTTGAGGTATAAGTTGGGGGTGGAAGAATTAAATGAGTATAGGGAAGCAAACCAAAACGATGACCCGGCTGGTATTGCAGATGCTCTCGCAGACCAATTGTATATCTTATTAGGAACAATTCTTCAGCATGGGATGGGTGATATTATAGAAGATGTATTTGATGAGGTTCATAGTTCAAATATGTCAAAGTTAGATGAAAATGGTAATCCTATTTACAGAGAAGATGGTAAAATCTTAAAGGGCCCAAATTATAGAAAACCTGATATTGGAAAGATAGTCCATAGATTTTGGGAATCAGAAAGGTTACAATCCGAAATTATTTTTAATGAGGAGATTTAATATGTTGTGCGGTGAATCACATCCAAAACACAAACTTACGGAGGGACAGGTAAAATCAATTCGTGAGTTGTGGAGTGTTGGGCATAGGAACATTAAAGTCCTTGCAAGAAACAATGGCGTTTCACCTGCTAACATTCGTAAAATCGTTAAAGGTTATACTTGGAAACATATACTAACATGGCCATATGAAAGTAGAGGGTAAAAACTATTCAGATGTATCTAAATTCTGTGTAAGGTTAATTAGTAAATCGGTGGCAAAGGAGATGATTATAAAAAATCACTACAGCCACCTATGGACAAAAGTTAGTTATTCGATTGGGTTATTTTATTTAGATGAGGGGGAACATCAATTTTTCGGTGGGGTTAATGAAAAGTTGGTGGGGGTTGCCTGTTATGGTGACCCAGTGGGTAGAAATTCCGGCACCTCCATATCCGAACTTTTAGAACGGACGGAGGTGCTGGAGTTGACCCGCTTATGGATTGAAGATGGGTATGGGTGTAATATTGAAAGTTGGTTTGTTTCTCAGACATTTGATTGGTTAAAGAAAAACGCACCACATATTAGAGCACTTATATCATATTCAGACCCGAAAGAAGGGCATTTAGGAACGGTGTATCAATCTACCAATTGGTTGTATCAGGGTAATAACCTACGATGGACTGATAGTTGGAGTTTTAAGTGGGATGAGGATGGTGATTGGTTTCATAGTAGAACATCGTTTGTTAGGTATGGAACGAATGACCCAAAGCAAATACAAAAAGTAATTACAAAACCATTTTGGATTCGGCGAGAACCAAAAAAACATAGATACTTTTACATATTGGATAAAAAGAATAGAAAGAAAATATTGAATAGTATAAAACATCCCCTACAACCTTATCCAAAGGTAAGTGAAATTATTGCGGAAGAGATACACAAATTAGAACCTATATCAAATGAAAATTGAAGGTAAGGAATACTGTGATATTTCTAAATATTACCTAAAACCCACAAATAAAGAAATTGTTTATGATATTATTGTAAATAAACATTACGCTGGTAGGTGGACAGGGGCTTCTTTAATTTTGGGCATATATGAAAAGGGAACTGATTTACATTCATTTTTTGATATTGTATCTGATAGATTGGTTGGGTGTATTATTTATGGTTCTCCTGTTGCGCGGCATGGTGTAAAATCAATATCGCCCATATTAGATTTTGATGCGGTTTGGGAACTTAAACGATTATGGGTTGAGGATGGATTGGGTTCTAATATAGAATCATATTCAATATCACAAAGTATTAAATATATAAAGAAAAACCATCCAAACATTAAAGTGTTAATATCATATGCAGACCCAACCGAAAACCATATAGGGTTGGTATATAGAGCAACTAATTGGTTATATCAAGGAAATGAAGTATCGCACAGCGGAACAATGTATCAATATCGGTTTACTAACAATGAACAATGGTTATCACCTCGTGCTATGAACAATAAAATAGGTGTATGTGGATTGGGAGATGTATTAAAAATATATCCTGAAATAGAATATAAACCAATAGAAAGAAAGCATAGATATTTATATTTTACTTGTTCAAAAACAGAAAAAAAGAAGATAATCAAACAATTAAAACATCCAATTATATCAAATGAAAATTGAAGGTAAGGAATACTGTGATGTAACCCGTGTTAGGGTACATCCAATTGCTAAATCAATAGCAAAGGATATTATTGTAACCTATCACTACACTCACGCATGGACAATGTGCCGATATGCTTTCGGGATATTTTATAGGGGTGATGAAAACGATGTATTCGGTAATTCAGAAAAGTTGATAGGATGCGCAATCTACGGATTTCCGGTCGGTGCGAAAGCAGCAACCTCAATTTGTGAGGGGTTATCCAAAGATAATGCATTAGAGTTGACCCGATTATTTGTGCATGACGGGTATGGTTCAAACATTGAAAGTTATGCTATTGGGCAAACATTCAAATGGTTCAGAGAAAATGATAAGGAAATCAAACTATTAATATCTTATGCTGATAACGGTATGGGGCATTTGGGTGGTATTTATAAGGCAACTAATTGGCGATACGAGGGAATTTCTAGCGACCTTGCTTTGATGCCGAACTACGGGATATCTTTGACAGAAAACCCATATAAGTGGATACATAGTAGAACAGTATTCAGTAAGTGGGGTAGTAATAATTTAGACCACTTAAAACGAGAAATTGGTAAAAGCGGGTATAAGGAATTTTGGAGAAGGCGTGAGCCCGAAAAACACCGATATATACAAATACTTGCTCAAAACAAGAGGGAACGGCGAGATATGCTAAAACGAATGAAGCACGAAGAATTTCCGTATCCAACGGAGGTTGCTGCATATGATTACCCCATTGAACATCATCTAACATATCTACCAGAAGAGAGTATAGAGACACACTTTTGGTGACCGTCCAATAAATTGGACACTTTTGGGTAAAAATGTGGATAAATTTAACCTAAATTTAATATAAAAGGCTTGGAAATATGGGGTTTCTTTCGTATCTTTACTATGTAAGTTAAAAAAACCCCTTATATTATGGAACTACAAAGTTTGGAAGGTAAAGTTGTCGCAGTGACCATCCCAGTCAATGGTAAGGATTACACTATGAACCT